GATTTTTTACAAGACTTATTAGATGTTATAGAAGAATTAGAGAGAACCACGGTATCGTTAAGTTCCAGAGGTGGTTCAAGTACTGAATTAGCTGGGTTTGCACTTAAAGGTGCATCACCAGGTTTCAACAAAGATTCTCAGTTTAATGTTTTCGAACAAGACGGAGACCTAGTTTTCTTTCGTGATGTCCAAGGAGTCATAAATATAATTATAACAAGTGGTGGTTCGGGCATTGTAGATGCCGAAGTTCCAGGATATTCAGGTGTCATGACATTTGGAGATGGAGATGGAATTACAATTGTTATACGACAAGACTAAGGAGAGATTTATGAACATAAATATTGACTTTACTAAACTAAGACAATGGCATGAAAACATTACATGGGAAGTTGCCGATTTTTTTGGTTTAGATGAATATGAAATGTTATGGGTGTCATACACCGAGGGATTAATTTTAGGATTATTATTATGGTGGATTTTTTAAAAAGAACATTTATTGTAGGGGCATTTATTTTGATAAGTGGCCTTACTTTTGCTGACGACAATCATGTTCATGTCGAACAAGTAGCTAGTGGAGATAACTTAAATTTAAACATAACACAAATAGGTTATGATAACGAAATAAACTTCACTGTAGGACATTCTGGTAATGTATTCAACTTAATTCAAAACGGTAATGGAAATTACATTGGTTGGGTATCTTATTGGGGTTCAGGTAAAGCATGGGGTGGTGATATTGATGGAACAGATAATACTGAAAACATAGAACAATGGAATGGTGCAACATATGGCCGTCACATATTGGGAAATAATAATGAAGTAGATGTCTATCAGAATGGTTCACATACTCATTGGTTAGATATACATATAGATGATGCTGACCATGATGCACATCAATCTGGAACAGGAAGTCATTACGCACATACATATTACTATGGCACTCAAGACGGTTCTGTTGCTAGCATTATGCAGAAAGATACAGGAAGTCATAACGCACAAATAACACTTACAGGCAGTCAACCAACAACACTTAATTTATTACAACAAGGCGCAACCAATAAGTCTTACAATCTAACTCAAAATTGTATGACTGTTGGAGGGTGTACAGTATCGGTGACTCAAAGTGACTGAATGTCCAGAAGAGTATTATCATTGTCTCAGTGAAAACGAATATGAAGAGTGGATCACACTTCTAGAAGATAATGAATTAGAAATGCCTGAATCACTTGCACCATTAGGTGACGGTGAAGCTGCAGCTAACTTTGTTTGGAATGTTCTTTTCTTGTCACCAGTAGAATTATTCTATATCGGAATATCAATGTCCGTACTTGCATTCTATGGACTCTCTATATACTATATGTACAAAAAAATACAGAAGAAATTTTCATGAGTCAAGAACGAGTTATAAAAGAAGTCAACGAGTATCGTAAAAAGAAGAAACAACAACAATGGTCTCAAGCCTGGAATGTTATTCTTGCCACATCTTTGCTATTAGTATGTCTTTACATATTTTTCTTTGCGTGGCCAACAGTTGAACAAGTTTAGAAAATACAGATTAGTCGAGTGGAAAAAAGGTAATCTGATAGACATCTATGTATAATTGGAAAACAGTTTTAATAACCATAGTCGCCCTAGTGGGTATAAAGATATGGTCGCCCTATCTAATAGACAATGTTAGATGGTCTTACTTCGATGTTCTACATCAACAAAAAGAAAAGGTGATAGTAGATAACATTCTACTAGTCAACATCGATGAGAAGGCAATAGAGAAGTATGGTCAGTATCCTTTCCCTAGAAATATATACGCAGACACATTATGGGAAACTCATTTCTCAAACACTCATGTATTCAACATACTCTTTGCAGAGAAAGATAGATTTGGTGGAGATGAACTCTTTGCAGAGGCATTAGAAAACAGACTAACTATATTATCTTCATCGCCCACAATACAAAAAGAATCTGGTAATGCACCATTCGTAAACACCTCAGTATTTGGTGATGGTGATATACAAGACCATGTGTGGAACTTTCCAGGTCTAGTATCGCCAATCCCGGAACTACAAAACAGTGCTTGGGGCATGGGCGTGACAGTTGCCACACCACCTGTGGCGAATACACCTAATTTTGACGGAACAAACAGAGCGGTTCCGCTAGTCATCCAGGCAAATGGTCAATTATATCCAAGTTTAGGATTCGAAGTTCTCAGAGCATACTATGACCAACCCAATTATCAAACTAGGGTAACTGCTGATGCCGGTATTGAGTGGGTTAAAATGGGCAGAGATAAACCAATAGAGACCACATCAAGCGCTGACTTGATGGTATCATATTGGAACGAATTCGAGTCTATCTCGTTCGCAGACTTAAGAGAATCTAATTTAGAGAATAAGATTCTAGTCTATGGATTAACCGCTGAGGGGTTATCTATTCCAGTTTCAACCCCAATGGGTGTAATGTATCCCCACGAAGTTCAAGCACACCTAATCCAAACCGTTTCGTCAGGAGTTCAAATACATGTATCCGACTATCTTGAATTCGTAGAAACCGTTCTTCTTCTGATAGTCCTTCTAGGAATACTGGTATCGGTCTACAGACTTCCCACAGCCTACTCGGCGATAGTTTCAGTAGGTTTCGTAGTACTTCAGGTGGGAGGGAGTTATTATATGTGGTCTTACAATCTCGTTCTTTTCGATATTTTCTGGTCATCGTTAAGCTCCGTTGTGGTTTTTGGTCATGCGTCCTTCAACAAATACTATGTAACTTTCCAAGAAAAGCAACAAATAAAGAAGCAGTTCCAAAAGTATTTATCTCCTGACATGATTGAGGAACTACAAAAAGACCCTTCTAAATTAAGATTAGGGGGAGATAGAAAAGAAATGACCTTCATGTTTATGGACATAATCGGATTCACTCCCATAAGCGAACACTACATGCAACAAGACAATCCGGAAGGTCTAGTAGAACTCATCAACAAGTTTTTAGACATGCAGACTAAGATAATTCTAAATAATAGTGGTACCATAGATAAGTATATGGGGGACTGCATAATGAGTTTTTGGAATGCACCACTTGATTGTGAAAACCACGCAGACCTTGCCGTAAAATCAGCACTAGAAGTTCTAGATGCAACAAAGGAATTAAATGAAGAACTTAAACCTCTTAACCTGCCTCCTATTAATGTGGGCATCGGTATCAGTTCAGGCGAATGCATCGTTGGAAACATGGGGTCAGAACTTAGATTTGACTATTCCGTCATTGGAGATGCCGTCAACCTTGGTGCTAGACTCGAAGGCCAAACAAGAAATTACGATGGGGTGGACTTGTTGTTATCGGAAAGAACTTATCAACTATGTCCAGACAGAGCATTCACTAAAGTTGATAGGATTACAGTTAAAGGAAAATCAGAACAAGTCACAATATACACTCCAGTCTGATACTGATAACCGTGACTGGTTGGTGTTTTATACCGTTCAGATACTAGATATACATTCTACCACACAAGGTCTAAAGTATAGTTGTATTTATGAAGCAAATCCACTTTTACCATCTGTTCCACATAGAGACCATCTCATATTACAAAAGGCAATCTTAATGCTTACAGTCTTCCGTCAAGAATATTGGCAAATGGAACAGATTAACGCATTGACTTTGTTTACTGGTGCAGTTGTTATAGAAAATAATAGAATAACTAATAAGGCAACTTGTCCTTTAAGATAAAACCACCTATACATAACATGAGTAATGTTGTATAATTGTTACAACAGGAGTAAATCATGCCAATCAAATTCGGACCAACAATAGTTACTAAAGACAGAAACACTGGAAAAGTAACGACAAAAACAAATTACATTAAAAACTTATCAGTTGATGAACTCATCAAAGCTTATAACAAACCAGTCATACCTAAACTTCGTCAGAAAGTTAAGAATGAAATTGTTAGAAGAAATAAAGAGAAGTTGATAATTGAATTCGGACCGAAAACCGCAGAGGTTTAAAAAACACTAAATAATTGTGTGACATTTATGTGACAAAAGAGTGAGTAGATGGCAACATCGAAGACCAAGTTCACGGATAGTCCACAACATAACAGGAGATAACAATGCAACATTACGCATCATTATCTGCCGAGTATCTAACAACCTTCGCAGATAAATTCGACAACATGATGAAGTCAGGCACATTACTGAATATACTTTCAAAAAACTGGTAACATCTGTTATAAATAATAGTGTAGAGAGTTCTAGGTAGAGACAATCTATAAGACTGAACAGAAGGTCTTCGTGTAGTCACATTAAATCCTAGATACTTCTACACGCCTAATGCCCAATTGGGGTTAGGAATATAAACTTGCTTAATAAAGGAGAAAACTATGACAAGTAAACAGCTCGGAGACTTCGATGTCTTCAATTTCGGGAAATCATTCCCATTCGCAATCGGGTTCGACAGAACTCTTCAACTATTAGAACGTGCCAATCAGTCACCGACTAATACAAACTATCCACCTTACAATATTGTAAAACACGATGCAGAGAACTTCAGTATCGAACTTGCATTAGCTGGATTTGATAAAAAGGACATCACAATCTCAAAAGAGAAAGAGGTTCTTAATATCGAAGGTAAACAAAAGGAAGGGGAAAACCTTGAGTACGTCCATAGAGGACTTGCAGCTCGTTCATTCAAAAGAACATTCACACTTGCAGACGACATTGTCGTTAAAGGTGCAGACATGAAGAATGGTATTTTGAGTGTATCTTTGGAAAGGATTATACCCGAAGAAGATAAACCCCAAAAAATCAAAATTTCTTAACAAAGCCTCTTACAGATACACCTGTTATGTTATATAATAGGTGTATCTATTATTATGGAGTATAGATTATTATGACAGAAGAAAGAAGAATGGGATTAGAAATTATCGAAGGGGAAACTAAAGTACCCGAAGTAGTCCTACCTCAGAGAATTGATGGTGAATTCGTAACACTAGACACACAACAACAGTTTGCTGGTAAAAGAGTAATTGTATTTGGTTTGCCTGGCGCATTCACTCCAACATGTTCAACACAACAATTGCCTAGCTTTGATGAGAGATTTGAAGAGTTTAGAGAAAAGGGAATTGATGAGATTTATTGTGTATCAGTGAATGATACATTCGTAATGAACTCATGGTTCGAATCATTAGGTATCAAAAATGTTTACCCTCTTCCCGATGGTAACGGTGAGTTTACTCACTTGATTGGTGCAGAATGTTCTAAATCAAATCTTGGTTTTGGATATAGGTCTTGGAGATATGCAGTTGTAATCAACGATGGTGTAATTGAAAAAGCATTCATTGAAGATGGCTATCAAGACAATGCAGAGTCCGACCCTTATGAGACTTCAAGCCCAGAAAATATATTGAAAAATCTTTAGAAATCGCCTTGACAGAGTTGTGCTAAATATAGTATAATGGAGTCATGATGAGTGATAATAAATATTTTCAATACAATCTAGAAGACCTTCACCGTAACAGTGAAAGTAAACAGTTTAATTACATTACTTTCTTTGCAGGCGGTGGTGGTTCTTCATGTGGTTACAAACTAGCAGGTGGTGACGTTCGTTACATGAACGAGTTCCAACAGTTACATGTTGACACCTACCTAGAAAACTTCCCTAACACAGTACATGAATGTAGAGACATCAAAGAAGTCACTGCAGAAGGTATCATGGAGCTTAGTGGACTTAAGAAATACGAATTAGATATCATGGATGGGTCACCACCTTGTCCACCATTTTCTATGGCAGGTTCCAAGAAAGAAGGATGGAACCAAGAGAAGATGGCATATGGTATGAAGCAACAGAACATTGAAGACCTAACATGGGAAATGATTAGGATTGCCGAAGGGTTAATGCCTAAAGTTATAATATGTGAGAACGTGAAAGGTCTTTCAATGGACTATGCAAGAGACCATCTAAACAGGATGGTAAACGATTTCGAAGCACTAGGATACTCAGTGACTTGGAAAATCATGAAGGGACATCAGCATGGTGTACCTCAGAAGAGAGAAAGAGTATTCATGGTTGGTGTACGTGACGATGTACTTGAAGGTATTGGAATGCCTTGGATGTGCATGTCATCTGTATTCCCCGACCCAGTAAAAGAATTTGCATCTATAGAAGATGCAATCCATGATTTAGAAACCGATGAAGATAACATGAAAGATGCAGCTTATCTAGAGACTGCCATGGACGATTCTTCAAAAGGTCATTGGGTAAATGGATTTGATGTTCATCCCGATGAAAAGTTTGAAGGTTGTGTTCCATGTAAAGGTCTTACACCAGTATTAAAAGAAAGAGACAACCAAGCATATACCTCTATTGGAGACCATATTGTAAAACCATGGTTCCAAGAGAACATTGCACTAGGACATATCAAACCCGAAGATGAGAAACATTCTTACTATATGTCAAGAATAGTTCCTAAACATCTACCAGCTCATTCATTGACTGAACAAGGTTGTCAACCTAAGTTTATGGGTGGTAATCATTTCCACCACAGTGGTAAAAGAATTTACACACCAAAAGAAATGGTAAGATTAATGACTCTACCAAACGACTATAAAATGACTGGTGATTACAATGATAAAGGTGCAAGAATAGGATTGATGGTAGCACCATTGTGTATGTACTACTTAGTTGAAAACATTAAAGGACAAATATTAGAACCATGGAATTCACTGCAACAAAAGACTTAGGATTTAAAGAAACATTCAAAGAATGGAACGGTAAGTATCTTACTGAAGATTCTTATGATACTGTTATATCATCCATTGGTGTCGAGGATGACATCATTAAAATCTATAAACCTCATGGTACACTCATGGGTGAAACCTTACTTGCATGTATTGTAAAGAGAGCATATACAGGTACGACTTATCAAACAGTTAAAGACACTTTGTTCTCTATCGATGATACATCTACAATGAGAGCAAATGCAGCCGGGCCTATCGACCATGAAGAGATGAAGGCAAAAGGATTAATCGAAGGAAAGGACTATGTCCTAAGAACTCCAAACAGTTACTACCCACTTAAGAAGAACGGTGAGTTCAATCGTATTGCAGAAGCAAACGAGATTCATTCAGTTCTAATCGGGTATAAACGTGGCAGATTCACAGGAATGATTAAGGCAAGTGGATGGATGGATAAGAAATCCAACAAAGAAAAGTTTGAAACCTTATCACAGATTGCAAACGTCAATGAACAAGCATTGAAGACTGCAGTTCCCGAAGTATACAACTTACAAAAAACTTTTGCAGATGAATGTATAGATGAGAAGTATCACATTGGTGGTTCACCGATGACAGCTTTATCTGCAAACAAATATTCAACTGGTGGGACTGCAAAGATGTCTGCACATTTGGATGGAAAAGATTTAGAGTTCGGAATGACAACTATGTGTGTCTTCCGTATTGGAGAATTTGGGGGTGCATACTTATGTTTCCCTAGATATGGTATTGCTATTGAAGCAGATGATGGAGACGTACTGATTGCAGATTCAAATGAATTGCACGGTGTATCACCTATCACTGGTGAAGGAGTAAGGTTATCATGTGTTGCATATTGTGATGAACATGTTGCAACTAAAGGGAGAGCTGGAAAGACTGAGAATCCTATCGGCCCACATGCTGGAAAGTATGAGGAGAAAGGTTCACTCGACAGCTTTTTCTAGACCTAAATAATAATGTATCAACTGGAACGTTTCCTTTTGGACATCAACGTTATAACATATCCCTCGTAGGGATAAGGAAAAAAATATGACAACACAAAATCACCTGTTCGCAGGTTTAAAAAAGAGCTACGATATAGAACTCACCCGAGAACTATGTCCACCCAAAGAAACTTATCAAACTTGTAAATTCAAGAAAAGACTTGTAGTACACAAAGATAAGATTCACATCATTGACCCTATTACAGGGGAACCATTGCAACCGAGAGAAGAAATCAATCTCACTCAAAATGTTATTGAGATTAAAACTTCATTCAAGTACAGAGGTTGGTTACATTCAGAAGAACCACTATTTGTACAAGTCGCTGCTGATGGAAACTTCATTCTAAGAAGTGGATTCAACAGATACAAAGCTGCAACGGAAAGTGGTTGGGAATATCTATTAGTAGATGTGTATGAAGATGCACCAGTCCAAAAGGACAACATTGCATTTAAGTATGTTTGTAACAATACTAACCTACCATCTAAACCTAATAAAGATATTGACTTCATTAGAGGTGTAGTAGAAGCGATTGATGCAAATGCAATCAATCAAGAAGTCGAAGCAGAGATAATCTCATTCTTAAAACAAATCACATCAACAGATGATGGTATGCGTTTAAAGACAGATGAAGAGATTGTCAACTATGTCGATGTAACGGAAGTAAATGACGATGGTTCAGAGAGTACTATTCAAGAACTATCATCTTCATGTTTACTATATAAAGTCTATAGACAAAGAGGAAAGAACAGAAACATTCTACCATTAGATGGTAAGGGTGCAAACCAAATTCTAAACTCTCTTAAAAAAGGATGGGCTGGAGCAAGAAACAAAGATGTTACTGAGTTAGGTTATTGTTTTGAGAAGAAGACTACATGTCACAGGATATTGTGGGATGGTATGAAACTTTATAGTAAATATCAAACACCTATCATGTTATATGGTTATGTTGAGAATCCCTCATCAATGACTTTAAAGTCTGATAGAATAGAAACACTTGCAAGATACGAGTGGTTCATAGAAGAATGTGTAAGAAGATTTACGGATTCTCTTGACTATCACAAGATGGGACTTAACTTCATGGAACTTGAATGGAAGTTCAGAGAAATCTTTCAGTGGGGTGGATTTATACCTCAAGATAAAACACCACATTGTGATGAAAGTGGAAGGATAGTAGAACTATGATTATAATGGTTGGTGGAGTTCCATGTTCGGGAAAGTCAACTCTCATGAGAAGACTTATCTCTAGGTTAGATGAACCCAATCTAATTGAACCGATGAAACTATTTAAGTGCCAAGAACATGGTGACATATTAGTAGTCGGTCAATATCCCGAGGGAGAGACATTCGGCGGAACTGATAAGCTCTCTCACGGTTCTATCCCACAGTTTAGAGAGTTCATTGAAGCAATGAACATTGCATACAAACATGTTCTAATAGAAGGTGATAGATACTTTAGAGGAGTAGACATAGAATGGTTGATGCAAAACCATGAAGCATTAGTTTACGTTCTAACAGTAGACATATCCGAAGAACACAATCGTCACACAGAACGTGGAGACACACAATCAGAAGTATGGCTGAAGGGAAGACGAACACAGATAAATAACATACTAACAAACATGAATCTTTTAGGACAACTAAATATTCGTGATAATGATTCAATAGAATCATCTATGAAAATAGAAGAGGAGATATATGCCAAAATTATTCAATAATAAAGTCTACATGGTAGTAGAGAACCCATCTGAAGAAGATGCAGCTATTGAATTGACTGGTGGTGAATGGGATGGACTAGTATACCAATATGGTAAGCTACAATTCGAAGAAGGTAAACCAAATATTAACTTCCAAAGAACAATAAGAAGGTTCCCTCACGGGCAACAGAAGACAGATATTGGACTTGAGGAACTCCTAAATAATAGTGAATTAAACGACCTCATGGGTGAAATACTCATGGAATTAGTCGATGAACAAATGAAAAGAGAACAAGATGAAATCAAGACAAGCTAAAATCGAAGACTCAGAGAGTAATATACACTATCCTATAATAAATTATACGGATGAATCAGATTACGACGCTAAAGTCGCACAAATTGTCACCGATATGGGTGGTAAATACTTAGGAGAGTATCAAGAATTATGAACAGAGAAGTATTGAAAGAACAAATTAAAAGACACGAAGGTGAGGTATTAGAAGTCTATGCAGACTCACTAGGATACTTAACTTTTGGTGTAGGACACCTAATTAAAGAAGGCGACCCCGAACATGGTAAACCAGTAGGAACACCAGTATCACAACAAAGAGTTGATGATATATATGATTATGATTTTGATAAACATGTTGCAGAAGCAATTCATGTTTTTGGTACAGAGGAAGCATTTTATAATCTACCCGAAGATATACAACATGTATTAGTCAACATGACTTTTAACTTAGGTGCAACAAGACTAGGATACTTTAAAGGTATGATGGGTGCAGCTAGGTCTCATGATTGGAAAAAAATGGCATATGAAATGGAAGATTCCAAATGGTTTGGACAGGTCGGAAGACGTTCGAAAGAACTACAGGAGCTTGTATTAAATGTCTAATCTTATCAAGTGCCTACGTTTAGAAAACGGAGACGTTGTTATTGGTAAAGTGAAAGAGTCATTTTTTAAATATACTGTAGAAGAAGCACATGCTTGTATCGTATCAGTAGAAGGGGAACAAATGGAAGTAGGTCTAGCTCCATGGATTCCTTATGCAAAGGATTTTACCTTTGACATATCAAAAGTCAGAGTAGTGACATGTTTTGAACCTAGACCAAACCTTGCAACAAACTACAAGGTTCTAACAGGAAATAAATAATATGGTAGATTTTATGGATAGAGTCTTAATGGCTCAAGTACAAAACGCAAACGCTCAGATTGCAAAACACAAAATCAATGTTGAAGTGTTAACAAAAAATGCAAGTGGTACAGCAGACCACCCCGACCTTATGGCTTCAGTTGAAAGTGAACTGAACAAGATAGGACACTGGGAAGAAATCAAATCTGTAATCAAAAAGAATTTCGACTTTGAGAGTAAAAAAACACTTGTAGAATAGAAGACTTTCTGTTATAATAACAGTATGGATTTTTATACTAATGTGTGTCGTACTCGCGACAAGATACTCGTAAAAGGTTACCAAGGTAAAAAACAGGTTCAGATGTCTGTGGATTACCGTCCCAACCATTACGTCCCAACAAAGAAACCCTCTGCATTCAAGTCATTGGATGGAAAGAACCTTGAGGTTGTCAATCTCAGTTCAATGGGCGGTGCAAGAAAGTTCCGTGAGAAGTTTGCTGGAACAGCAGGGATGGAAATCCATGGATATGATAGATACATCTATACATATATTGCAGACAAGTTTCAAGGTGATATCAAGTATGACCCAAAGGTCATCAAGATTGCAACACTCGACATTGAGTGTGAATGTGAAGATGGGTTCCCCGAACCCATGCAAGCTTTGGAAAAGGTCAATGCAATCACAATCAAACCGTTCAGATTCATGGCTCACACATTCGGGATTGGGCCGTGGGATGACAAACCAGCAAACGTAACATATCATGAAGCACAGGATGAGAAAGACCTACTTGAACAATTCATCAAGTACTGGAGAAAAGAGAAGTTCGATATCATCACAGGCTGGAATGTTAATACTTTTGATATTACTTATTTGTGTAATCGTGTCGACAGAGTCTTTGGTGCTGACTCACATAGAAAATTCTCACCATGGAACATGTGTGATGTCAGAGAATTTAAAACCAATTGGGGCTCTCAACAACAGGTTTTTAATCTGTATGGAATCAATGTAATTGATTACCTAGAACTATACAAAAAACATACATTCGTAAATCAAGAGTCCTACAGACTAGACCATATTGCTATGGTTGAACTGGGTAAGGCTAAGATTGATTACTCAGAAGAAGGTTCACTCCATCATTTATACAGACTAAACTATTCCAAGTTCCTTGCATACAATGTAAAGGATGTTACCTTGGTAGAAGACCTAGAAGAGAAACTAGGATTGATGGAATTGATTCTTGCCATGTCTTACAATGCAAAGTGTAACTACAATGATACATTTGGTATGGTCAAGTATTGGGAGACAATCATCTATAACTTCCTTAAGGAACAGAAGATTGCAACACCACCACAGAGACTATCACAAACAAAAGGTGATAGAATTCAAGGTGCATACGTTAAAGAACCATTGGTGGGTAAACATGAATGGGTCGTTTCATTCGACTTGAACTCACTGTATCCACACATCATCATGCAGTACAATATCTCACCCGAGAAGATGCAGAGAGGATTGACAGACACATCCGTAGAGAAACTATTCAACAAAGAAACAGTAGTTGATGGTGCATTCGGTATCACACCAAACGGTGCTAGATTCTCTAACGACAGACAAGGTTTCCTTCCCGAACTTATGCAGAAGTTCTATGACGAACGTAAGATGTGGAAGGGTAAAATGATTGAGTATCAGAAGGAACTACAAACTTGTACAGACAGGAAACGTAAGAATGAACTCAACACATTAATCAAACGTTCTTACAACAACCAACAGGTTAGAAAGATTGCACTTAACTCAGCTTATGGTGCCTTGGCAAATCAATACTTTGCATTCTTTGACCCACAACTTGCAGAGGCAATCACATTGTCGGGTCAGTTGATTATCAAACATGCAGAGAAAACAATCAATGATTGGTTGAATACCACACTCAAGACAGATGAAGATTATGTTGTTGCAATGGATACTGATTCTGTTTACATAACACTAGACAAACTGATACAGAAGGTAATGCCTAATGAAACTGATAAAACCAAAATCACAAACTTTATCGACTCAATTGCAAAATCCCACATGGAAGAAGTTCTTGAAGAGGGCTTCAAAGAACTTGCAGAGTACACCAATGCCTACGAACAGAAGATGGAAATGGGGAGAGAGGTCATCGCAGACCGTGGGATTTGGACTGCAAAGAAAAGATACATCCTCAACGTCATCGACAACGAAGGAGTCAGACTAGCCGAACCCAAACTCAAGATGATGGGTATTGAGACTGCAAAGTCCAGTACACCACAATGGGTCAGAGGTAAACTTACAGATGCATTCAAGATTGTGATGCAAGGAACTGAAGAAGAACTATGGGATTTTGTTGAAGGTGCTCGTATGGACTTCCGTAGGTTACCACCCGAAGAAATGTCTTCACCAAGAGGTTGTAATAATCTCGGACAGTATGCAGACCCAACAATGATTTACACCAAGGGTACACCCATACACGTACGCGGTGCCTTACTTTACAATCATCATCTAAAACAAAAGAACATTCACAAACGTTATGAGTTGATTAAGAGTGGAGAGAAACTACACTTTACATATCTCACAACACCTAACCCAATCAACGAGAACGTCATATCTTTTCTAAACGTGTTACCAAGAGAAATGGATTTACACAAGTATTTGAATTATGACATGCAATTTGACAAGTCATTCATAGAACCACTGAAGGTGGTTATAGAAAAGATTGGCTGGAATGTCGAACCAGTTGCTTCGCTTGATTCGTTTTTCGGATAAATACTAGTATGGCATACTCAGATGAAGTAGTAAAACGATTCGAATCCGTTCTTGCAAACCCAAAAAAACACTCAGTTGGTTCACTAGATAGGAAAGACCCCAAGGTCGCAACAGGACTTGCAGGAGCTCCTGCTTGTGGTGATGTGATGCAACTTCAACTATTACTAGATGACAACGAAAAAATTGTCGATGTAAAATTCAAGACTTACGGATGTGGAAGTGCAATTGCATCTTCGTCATTGTTCGTAGACATGATGATGGGTAAGACTATTGCAGAAGCAAAACTCATCAAGGACAAAGATATTGCAGAGGTGTTACAATTACCACCGATAAAATTACATTGCAGTGTACTAGCAGAAGACGCTATCAGACAAGCGATGGTGGACTATGAGACAAAACAAACAGAAGGTTATACACATCCTATTTTAGACCAATCAATGATAGGTCATAACAACCCGCCACCCCTTTCAAGAGAAGACTTCATCGAGTGAAGAAAAAAACTAAATAAGTTTATGGCTATATTCAAACAAAGTGAATTTCACGTTAAGGTAACAAAAATCGTAGACGGCGATACAGTTGATGTCGATATCGACTTAGGCTTTTCTACAGTTCTAAAAAAACAAAGAGTGCGTCTTATGGGAATCGATACCCCCGAGTCACGTACAAGAGATTTAGTGGAGAAATTATTTGGTAAAGCATCTAAGAAACATCTTACACATCTTTTATCAGAAGGTGATATCACCCTCATTAGTCACGACAAAGGAAAATTCGGAAGAATACTTGGAGAGTTATTTGTTCATAACGAAGATGAGTCAGTCATCAATATCAATAAACAAATGATTCTTGACCATCATGCAGTAGAATATACTGGTGAGAACAAAGATACTACTACAGAACGTCACATGGAACATAGACAACTTCTTTTAGAGAAAGGAACTGTTACTCAAGAACAGATTGACGAGGTATCCTAGAATGATTATCACCGCTATGGACTGTTTTTATATAGCAATGATATTAACTATATTCGGTTTTATAATGCATCTAGAAGTGTCAATGACTAAGTTAACATCAATGATGAAAGAGCATACTAAGTTTGATATGAAGATGTCACAAGTTGGTAAACAGCTTACAAAAATAGAAAAAAAACTCTAAAACCCCCTTGCATAAACCCCGAACATAGTCTATAATGGATATACATTATGGAGAAGTGTTATGTCATTTATTAAAGATTTAGTAAAAGCATCGGGAAACGAATATGCAAATATTGTTTCGGACGGTGTTGCAGCTGGAGATGTTGATACCTTTGTAGACACAGGTAGTCACATTTTCAATGCACTATTAAGTGGTTCACTATACGGTGGACTCCCCGACAACAAAATTACTGCAATCGCAGGAGAATCAGCAACAGGTAAAACTTACTTTGCATTAGGCATGGTAAAACAATTCCTATCTGATAACCCCGAATCTGCAGTTATTTACTTTGAGTCTGAGTCAGCAATATCAAAAGATATGATTGAATCTAGAGGAATTGATTCCAATAGAATGGTAATCGTACCAGTTGTTACTGTACAAGAATTCAGAAATCAAGCAATCAGCATACTAGATAAGTATGCAGAAACCCCAAAATCAAAACGTCCACCTATGATGATGTGTTTAGATTCACTTGGTATGTTATCAACTACTAAAGAAATCGAAGATACTGCAGAAGGTAAAGAGACTAAAGATATGACGAGAGCCCAAGTAGTAAAAGGTGCATTCAGAGTATTGACTCTTAAACTAGGACGTGTTGGTGTTCCTATGATAGTTACGAACCACACATATGATGTGATTGGTTCTATGTTCCCTCAGAAAGAAATGGGTGGTGGTAGTGGACTCAAGTACGCTGCATCATCAATCATTTATCTTTCAAAGAAGAAAGAGAAAGATGGAACAGAAGTTATTGGAAATATAATTCACTGTAAGAATGCAAAGTCAAGATTGACGGTTGAGAATAGAATAGTGGATGTTAGACTTTCTTATGAGAAAGGATTGGATAGGTACTATGGTCTATTAGACATGGCACTTGCATTTGGCGTCTTTACAAAAGAAGGAACTCGTGTTAAACTACCTACAGGTAAAACCGAATTCGGTAAGACAATTAATAACAATCCCGAGAAACACTTTACCCCCGAGGTAATGGGACTTCTTGAAGAGAAAGCACAGGAATATTTCAAATATGGAAACAGTGAGACTAGAACAGACGATACTGAACAACCTAGTTCAGAGTGAAGAGTTTACAAGGAAGGTAATACCATTCCTTAAGGAAGAGTATTTCTCCGAGTCGGACGAGAAGACCGTGTTCAACGAAGTAGGTTCCTATTTCGATAAGTACACTAAACCACCTACAGTGGAAGCACTTCTCATAAATCTAGATAACAACTCGTCACTCAATGACAGTGTTTTATCTAGTGCAAAAACTATTGTAGATAGTATTAGTAAGGACAAAGAAGACACACCAATCGATTGGTTGGTGGAAGAGACTGAAAAGTGGTGTCAAGATAGAGCAATCTATATTGCAGTCATGGATAGTATCGAAGTCATCGACAAAAAGTCCCAACGCTCGACTGGGGAAATACCCGACCTTTTAAAAGAAGCTTTATCTGTATCGTTTGACACTAATATCGGTCACGATTTCATTGAGAACTCAGACGATAGATTTGAATTCTATCACACTGAAGAAGAGAAACTTCCATTCGATTTAGAATACTTCAACAAAGTCACCAAAGGTGGATTACCAAACAAAACTTTAAACATATGTCTTGCTGGTACTGGTGTTGGTAAGTCATTATTCATGTGTCATATGGCATCTGCAAACTTAATGATGAACAAGAATGTGTTATACATTACATTAGAAATGTCAGAGGAAAGGATTGCAGAAAGAATCGATGCAAACACATTGAATATTCCTATGCAAGATTTACCCGACTTATCTAAGAAAATGTTTGATAAGAAGATTGACAAGATTAAAGAAAAGACTAAAGGTAAACTTATCGTAAAGGAATATCCAACTGCATCAGCTCATGTAGGTCACTTCAGACATCTACTTCAAGAGTTGAATATCAAGAAAGATTTTAAACCCGATATGATTTATATCGACTATCTAAATATATGTTCAAGTGCAAGAGTCAAGCCAGGAGCTGGTGCAAACTCATACACATTAGTGAAGAGTATTGCAGAAGAACTTAGAGGACTTGCAGTTGAGTTTGATGTACCAATCATGAGTGCAACACAAACAACACGTAGTGGTTATGGTTCTACAGATGTGGAACTAACAGATACTTCAGAATCATTTGGATTACCAGCGACTGCAGACTTTATGTTTGCACTGATTACATCCGATGAACTGGAAGAACTAGACCAAATGGTAGTAAAACAATTAAAGAATAGATACAATGACCCAACCGTATTTAAAAGGTTTGTCATAGGTGTCGACAGAAGTAGAATGAAACTCTATGACTGTGAACAAGAAGCACAGGAAGAACTCATTGACTCAGCAGTCAACGATGATGTTCCAGTGTTTGATAGAGGAAGAAATGATGGACAGAAACGAGATTTCTCAGAATTCAAGGTCTGACGATTTGTTATGGGGACATCCTATAACTGCAATACAAATAAATTCAGACCCAATTGATGAATGGTTTAAAACCATAGACCTTGATGAGTTATGTAAAGAAGAATTTACATTTAGTAAATGTAAAACATCACAAGGAGTAGAAGACAATAACCATGTAGATTACAATGTTGTAACTGATATTATTTTTGATAAGTTTACAACTTATCTAGAATCTCTAGGCCCAAAGGAAATGTTAAAAAGTGTATTAGAAGTTCCTTGGATTAACATATATGAAGAACATGGATTCCAAGATTCACATGACCATCAAGGCAGTAAGTTTTCTGATTTTGCATGGTGTTATGTACATCAAGCTGGTGACTCACATATTGTATTTAAGAACAAACATGCTTCTAATAGTGAAGTCTGTTTACAAGAATTTCTACAAGCTTACGACACCTCAGTAAATTATGTTCCATCCATAAAAGGTAAAGGAACCGTATACTTTTTCCCAGCACATATCTATCATGCAGTATCACCAAACTTAAGTACTACTCCTAGGATAACAATATCGGGAAACATTAGAATAAAGGGAACTGGTGTCTTGAGAATTGGAGAAACTAAATTAACATAATTTATAGATGCTATAAATACTATTATATTATGACTACTAACTTGAAATCAACAGACGTGATAAGTGCAATTGAGGAAAAGATTGCACTGAAGAAGAAACTCCGAGAAGCTAAAAGAAAACATGATGACTCGGCCTCAAAGAAATTATCAAAAAAAATTGATAAAATTGACGATAAATTACATTCGACACCGCTCTCTAAACCATAAATAATTACGTAAACACATACGGAGTTATACATGTCAGAACTTACAGACCTACTTGCAGTTCAAACTGCAGCTAAAAACAAATTACTAAATCAATTAGATTGGCATAATGGAGTCGATAAGACTTATTTTGTAGGTGAATCTAAATCAGATACAACTCCAGCAGAGTGGAATGGAGCTGGTAGAAAGGCCTTCTTAATTTGGCATAATGCACAGGGTGTAAACGAAAACGATTTAGACCAACAGTTTGTAGACATGTATGCAGAAATGCAATCAACAGATAACTCTTCTCCATCAAATGACTTCCAATATAATTCAGAACTCGTATCAACCATTCAAGGTTCAATAGATTCGTATACAGCAGACATGGCTAACATCCAAGCAAGAATCGACGCAGGTGACACAACTATAGCAGACAGCTAAAAAATGCATAAATAGTAGACAAGGACACCATTTTGGTGTATAATACCTACTATGAGTGCAAAAAACTTACATTTAGAACATCTAGAAGACGAAATCATCAATCAAGGAATTGATGGTGGTCGTGGTGCAATTAACTTTCTTCAAGGTTTAAGAGACATGATGAAGGGCAATTCTTCTAGTTCTGTAAACATGACTGTTAAATGGGATGGAGCTCCTGCAATCTTTTGTGGAAGACATCCCGAAACAAATCAATTTTTTGTTGCAAAGAAATCATTATTCAATAAGACACCATTGTTCTATACTTCTGAACATGATATAAAAAATGCAGAAGAACTAAGTGGACAACTCAAAGAGAAATTCTTAACATCATTCAAATATCTATCTAAACTATCTTGGTCAAATGTCATGCAAGGTGACTTGATGTATACAAACGATAAGAAAACACAAAAGATAGATGGTAAATCATTCATAACATTTCAACCAAACACAATCTTATATGCAGTTGACGAAACCTCAAACCTTGGTAAAGTTATAGCTGGTTCTAAGATGGGTATTGTATTCCATACCACATACGAGGGTAGTACTATAGAAGGATTGGGTGCATCATTTGGTGCAAACATATCTAAGTTAGGTTCTAGTAGTGATGTATGGATAGATGATGCATCATACAAAGATGTCAGTGGTAATAGTTCAATGACTTCAAAGGAGACACTCAAACTAACACAAGAGTTGACTGCAACAGGTAAAGCATTCCACGGTATCACTAAGAAAGACCTACAGAAGTTCCAAGACATACAGATGACTATCACAAAGAAAGGTGCTGGTGCATCCTATAAGACTTACTGCAACTCATTAATCAGACAAGGTAAGTTCAATCCATCATTCGATGGTTACATTAAACACTTTGAAGGATATTGGAAAGATAAAGTTGTTGGTGGTGTTAAAACAGAGAAACACAAATTAATTAAAACAGAGATTGGTGAAGACCTTTCAAGAGAACTTAGAGGTCTTAAAAAGTTTATTACTAATCTCACTAGTTTCATGGGTCACTTGGTAGTTGCAAAACAGATTATTATTGTTGCCCTAAATAGAGTAAAGAGTATCGGAACATTCAAAAAGACTGCAAACGGATTCGAAGCAGTTAACCCCGAAGGTTACGTTGCAATCGACAGAACAGGTAAAGCTGTTAAACTTGTAGACCGTATGGAATTTGCATTTAACAACTTCACTGCAATCAAAAATTGGGATAAGTAATGAAAGAATTCGGTAAATTTTTAACAGAAGCAAAAGACAAGGGTGTTGTATTTACATTCGGTAGATTCAACCCACCCACAACAGGTCATGCAAAATTAGTAGACAAGCTTAAAAAAGAAACCAGCGGTGGTTATCAACCAATGCTTTTCTCATCTCATTCAAACGACAAAAAGAAAAATCCATTAGACCATAAACTCAAAGTAAAATATCTTAAGAAATTCTTTGGTAAGATAGTTGCAGATGTACAAGCACGTACTGTATTTGAGATTGCAAATGAATTACATAAACAAAATTTCAAACGTGTTAAGATGGTAGTTGGTTCAGACAGAATTAAAGAATTTGAAATGTTACTGAAGAAGTACAACGGAGTTAAAGCAAGGCACGGCTACTATAAATTTGATGATATACAAATTGTATCAGCAGGGGAGAGAGACCCCGATGCAGATGACCTAAGTGGAATGAGTGCATCTAAATTAAGAGCTCTTGCAGAAGTCGGTGATTTTAAAGCATTTGCACAAGGTGTTCCGACTAGGAATAAAAAAGATATTGAACAACTATACAAAGACATCCGTAGAGGGATGGGAATTGTTGAGTCATCTTTACCCGACTATATGATTGAAGATTTAATTACTGAAGGAGTCTATGACCAAGGAACATTCAAAGCAGTGTTTTTCTCGGGTGGCCCAGGCAGTGGTAAGTCAACAGTGGTACAAAAGTTATCACTAAAGGCATTAGGACTGAAGATGGTAAACACCGATGCAGCTTTTGAAAATGGATTAAAAAAGGCAGGAATGTCACTTGATTTACGTGGTGCAGACTTTGATAAAGTTGACCCTATTCGTGCAAAAGCAAAGAGTATCACTACAAAGAATATGAACAACTATATTGGTGGTAGACTTGGAATGATATTTGATACTACTAGTGCAAACATTGCTAAAGTACAGAAATATAAGAAGTCATTAGATGCATTAGGATATGAATCTAAAATGATATACGTAAGTGCATCACTAGACAATGCACAAAAGAGAAATGCATCAAGACCTAGAAAATTACCAGCTGAGATAGTAAAATCAGATTGGGAAAAATCTAGAAAGAATGCAGCTGCACTGAAAAAAATCTTTAGTAGAGATTATATAGAAGTCACAAACGATGAAGGATTAAAGGAACTAGATAAAGCTGCAACTAAGATGTACACAAAATTACTTGGTTGGACTGGTGCATTCCCAAGTAATAAGAAAGCACTTGCATGGAAACAAGCAGAACTGGATGCTAAAAAACGATAAATAGTATTATGGACATATTAGAATCTATACTTAACGAAAGAAAGGTCAAACAAGACAAAGACATTGAAGACCGTAAAGGTACTCAACCATCCAAGTATTACGCAAAGGATGCTGATGGTGACGAAATGTCTAAGTCTACCAAACAAAAACGTGCAGCTCATTTTGCACAGAAAAAAGACGGCCCTGCACCTGGCGACCATGATGCAGATACTAAACCTTCCAAACATACTAAAAAGTACAAAGATATGTACGAAGATGCTGGTAAGTCACTTGCAAAGAAAGCTGATAAATCGGGGATATCAAAAGGTATTCTACAACAGGTTTATAACAGAGGTGTGGCTGCATGGAAGACTGGTCATAGGCCAGGCACTACTCCAGAGCAGTGGGGACATGCAAGAGTAAATTCATTCATCACCAAAGGTAAAGGAACATGGGGTGGTGCAGACAAAGACCTTGCAAAGAAAGCTGGTGCATCTGAATCAGTCCAAGAAGGTAAATTAGTTACTAGTGCTCAAGACATCATTGCTCTAATTTTGAAAAAAGTTGGTCAAAAAATGGAAGATGAGTTTACAAAGAATCCCGAAAAAGGTATTGGCCTTATCAATACAATCGGTGCAATGGTTAAACATAAAGTTACCAATAAGAAACAAGAGAAAGGTAAACTATTTCTTAAATTCGGTGACAATCTAGAGGGTGATTTATTAGAAGATGCAGCCGTAGATGCAGCGGAGTTAAAAGCAAAACAAGCAGGTGAACTCGAACGTCTTAAACTAAGACAAGAGGACGAACTCGAAGCATTGACTAAAAGACACGAAAGAGAAACAGAAAGAGTCGATGGTCAGAAAGAGAAAGAGACTGCAGACAAACAAATTCAATCAAAACGTGATGCAGACAGAAAGAAAGCAGAAACGAAATCAGAAAGTTATAAAACTATTTTAAAGGTAAGGGGAATAAAATGAGTGGGAACAAACATGATAACGGAGTCCATGAAGTTGGAACAGACGAAACCAAAAAGGCATATCAAGAAGATACTCCAGGCCAACAGGTAGAGGAATATCTATCACAGGTCAAGGTTGTCAATGAAGAGAGACAAAAGAAACACTTCTCTACTAAGTACCCTAATCCATTAAAAGGATTCCCTTACAATGAAGAGAAACTAGAAGAAGCATGTTGGGATGGTTACGTTCAGAAAGGATTCAAAACAAAAAATGGTAAACAAGTACCAAACTGTGTCCCTATAGGTGAAGAAATACAAGAAGCATTTAGACCTAACCCCGAATTAAGAGATGTTAAGAAACTTGATAAAATGCTAGAGAGTGCATACAAAAGTATGAACAAATTACAAAATGGTAAATCCCTCTATCTGAGAAAATGCAATGATGGTATTGTAGACGCTAGAAGAGCTTTAGACGAATATGTTGATGCTATTGAGAGCGGAAAGCTTGACTAATGAAGACCTTTCACGAACTGGCTATACACGAGACAGTTGATAGTCTACAAGAGACTAACACTAATATAACCGACAATCCTTTTAGATTGGGTTCTATGATGTATTTTGAAGTCATCAAAGAGGCAAGGAAGAGATTAAGTGAGGATAGATACGTACTTACAGAGGTTGATAAACAAATCCTAGAGACAGACTTAGGTGAGTTTGAGGTCTATGAGGGTAACATGGTTCCTCTAGATTGTCCTATGATTATAGAAGAAGAAGAAAAGGAACCCGAACTCAATAAACCCAAAGTCGGTGGTAGTAAGAAATACTATGTCTATGTAAAGGACGGTGACAAGATTAAGAAGATATCTTGGGGTGATACTACAGGGTTAAAAGTAAAGTTAAAAAATGACAAAGCAAGAAAGAGCTTTGTTGCAAGACACCAGTGTTCTACTAAGAACGACAAGACTACGGCAGGCTATTGGGCATGTCGATTACCATACTACGCAAAACAATTAGGTTTGAGTGGTGGGGGAGATTTTTTTTGGTAGTCTAAATATAGGTGTAGGTTATACATTATGAAAGAATTATATCACACATACGTGAAAGATGCAAGAGAAGCAAAGGTCTATAAAACTTCAAAAGGATTTGAAGTTGACCTCAAAGAATTAGGTACAGGTAAGAAAGGACGCAGAGCGGTCTATGACCATTCTGAATCGTATGCAGAGAATTTAGCAGAGAACTTCGTCGAAGGAATGTTCGACTTAGAACCGAACGATATTGGGTACTATGGTTACAAACAAAAGTCAAACAACTATGTTAAAGGACTTGACGACTAAACCTTATACCGAAAGGGTAGAGGAACAACATGGTACAGGTGTACCTTACGTTATAAGAGAGTTCGAGGACAGTGTATTGGAAGAAGAACTGGTCTGGCATAGAGACAAAGAGTCTCGACAGGTTAGCGTATTAAGTGGTAGTAACTGGTCATTACAACATGATGACGAGTTACCTATATTATTAAATCAAGGAGAAGAGTATTATATTCCTAAAATGACCTACCACAGGTTGATAAAAGGACAAGGAAATCTTGTTGTTAGGATACGAATTACATAAATAAGACTATGAGTTATAAATCAGAAAATTGGAAGGACAAACTGGATGAAGTCCGTAACTACGTGGAACCACGTAAAGATGGCACGTTAGAAAAGACTGCAGAAGACATCATTTCAGACGAAATTGAGGCCTTAGTAGCTCATCTTGAGGAAGATTTAAGTACTGAAGACACTCTTCCCGAAGTAGAAGATATAGAAGAATTTATTGTTGAAGAGGGAATGGGAGATAAAATCTCTAAACTTTTCAAAACTAAGGACAAAAAAGAAGTCAATGGTATTGCAAATCTTATGAACATGACAGATGTCAAAGTTCTACAAGCTATGCAGAAACAAAATCCTAAAGGATTCAAAAGAATGACTGCAAAGATGGGTGAACTTCCAGCAATGGAAGAGGTTCAAGAAGAAGTCATAGAAGAGAACACATCTCTCGAAAAGACAGTTGAAAAATTAACAGAAAAAAACATGTTAGGTAGACTTGCAAAGTCTTTACGTCTTGATGAAGAAGGTAAAGAAAAAATGTTTGACTACTTCAAAAAAGGAGAATTAGAACAATGAAATTTGAAGGATTAGGACATGGTTTATCCGACTCTTTACTCGCAGCTGCTAACGCAATTGTATTGGAAAGTGGTGATTATAAGAAGTTCTTTCAAGCTGCACTAAAGAAGTTTGGAGTAACATCTCCAGCAGAACTTAAGGGTGACAAAGAGAAAGAATTCTATGATTACATCGATAAGAACTGGGACGGTAAAGACGAGAAGAAAGAAGCAAAGATAGACGAAGATGTTCGAGATATGAAAAACTTCAAAAATAAAGACCGTAGAGGTCATGAGGCTAGTTTATATATCGAAACAAAGGGTAAAATTTCCAAAGATGAATTAACAGTTATAGATAAACTAATTAGTAAAATTAGGAAAATGCATGTAACTAGTTTTGATGGTGCATCTGATGAACCAAATTCTTTAGAATTTTACGGTGACGAAAAGTCTTTAGACAAATTTATTTCTGATAGAAATGTACAAAAGATTGTTAAAAAGTATAAGGGTAAGGTAAACGGCCCAACGAAAAACGAATCAGTTAGAATTGAAGAAGTCTTACCAACACCAATTGACGGTGTCGCAGAATCAGAAACATTTAACGAGAAGGCTGGAAAGTATGCAAAATACTCAGACCTTCTTATGCAAAAAGCAAGACTAGTTGCACAAGGCCCAGCTGCCACAAAAGAAGTTGGTGACATCAACAAGAAGATTGCATCCGAGATTAAGAAACTTGGTATCAAAGAAGACAAAGGATTTGAAAGAATTCTTATGGCTGTATTCGAAGGACAGATAGAAGAGAAAGCAAAACCTTCAAAAAAGTTTATTAAACTTGGTGACGAAAAAAAAAATGTAAATGAAGGTAGTAGAGATTACTACAAACAAGCTGATGCTTTAATCTCTAAACATGGTGAAGAAAAAGCATTTGTATACAAAGCACCTAAACTTAATAAAATAGTAAAGGAACTACAAAACCTCATCAAAAAAGAAGTTAAAGCAGGTTTCAAAGAGTCTAAAAAACAAGGTGAGACAGTAATAAAACAATTACAAAAGTTAGAAGTAATGGGTTATGATGAGAATATCGTTATGACAAACAAACAGCATTCTAAGTTTAAGTTTGATGGTGATACTGCATTTAGAGAAGAGATGGCAGAAATCATCATGCAAGATGCGATTCTATCATACGCAATATTTGGAGAGTAGAATGAATTTATTTCATGAAGCAAAGAAAGTTTTAGATAAGGATGGTAAAGTCAATCCTTTGGGCCCATATGGGAAACAAAAACTTACAGGTAGAGAGGTATCTACATACTTCAGAAGAAATAAAGTCAGTGACCCCGAAGTTAAGAAAGCTGTAGAAGTTGCACTTGACCTTGGTGGTGCAGACACTATTGCAAGACAAGAAATTAAAAAGTTCTACGGTGATAAGATTCTAAAATCAAAAGAAGTTCAGAATGCATTGAAGTATGCAAACGAAGAATTCCAATTTCAAGAAGATTACAAAAAAGTAATCAAAATGTATCCAAGAGATAAAGACTGGAAGAAACTCATCACAAAACACAGAAAAGCAATTGATGATTTCAGAAAGAACAACAAAGATTTACCTAAAAAGGTAGAAGACGATTTAATAGGTTGGGCATCAACAACTGGAGCAGTTGGTCATAAAGACGATGTAGAAGACTTCATAATGGACATCCTTGATGAAGGCATCATTTCCGAGAAGTTCAAACCTTACAGTGACAAACAGTATCCTAGATGTGTAGACTTCTACATTCAATTCAGAGGTGGTAAAGGAGACAGAATCACTTCAGAAGAGAATAAGAAAGACTTCATTAAAGCAACAGATATGATTGATGCATACTGTAAGAAAAACAAAATCAAACAAAAACCAGTTTACTCAACACCAATGGAAGGTTCAAGTGCATACAAAGTCGGTCTTATGATTGACAAATCTTACAGCAAAACAACCGATTATGATGATGGTAAGGACTTACAACCTTTATATGTTGCATTAAGTAAACTAAAGACTGCAGAAGACCACGGTGGTGGTTGGAGTGTTATGGTACCTAAAGGATTAGGCCCAGTTAAAGAAGACGAAGTAGAAGAAGGTAAAGATAAAATCAAATACCGTGGTAATCTAAAAGGATTAAAAGAAGGAACTATAACAGAAGCTAAGAACCTTATGCCTGCAATTCAAAAGATTGTAGACACTAAAGGTGCAGCCAAAGTTGGTGGAGTCATGTTAGATATGTTTACTGCATCTATGATTACAACAGTTTATGATAAAGTAAACGACCAAAACAAGAGTAGAATGGAGAAATCAAACATTCAAACTCTAGTACACATTGCACATAAAGTAATGGGTGTTAAAGAATCAATTAATGAAGAGATGATTTCTTACAGAGTTAAAGGAATGCAGAGACCCGAAGAAGAAAAATTTAAAAAGTCTGCAAAGATGATGGGTCTAAAGATTACTATGGATAAAGGTAAGAAAGATACAGTAATCGTTATGAGTGGAACTAAGAAGAAACTCAGAGACTTTGATGCAGTTGCAAGAGGCAAATCATCATATGGTGACCCTTCAACAATTATGCATTTTGACGAGAAGTAGGTAATGAGTGTCAAAGGTGATGCAAGATACAAACTTTTTAAGGAGAAACTTAAGAAGTTAGGGTACATCAAAGATGCTGCAAAGAAGACCAATGCCGTAATGGAGAAGGCTTCAGATTTTGCAATGATGAGTGACGGTGGCAATAAGAAGATTGCACGTGCAGTATCAAAGGCAAAATCAGAAAAAGAATTGCGTGCGATGATACAGAAAATCAGTACAATGGCTGGTGGAAAGTATTCAGAAGCACAAGAGGATGAGGTAGTCGATAGAGCAATTGATGCTTTTAACTCAAAAGCAGCGGGAATGCAATTAAGACCCGATGCAAATGTTCTTGTTCAGTTATCAAAAATGATTGATACTAAACGAGATACAGAAGTAAGAACGGACGACATGAAAAAGTTGAAGGTAAAGCATCAAGATGCAGAAAAAGTTTATCAGGCATTAATGTCTGTTAAGCCCGCCTTAAGAGATAAATACTCACGACTTTTACAAAAAGATATAAAATCTTTTAAAAAGACTTTTGATACAATATTAAGAGTCGCTAAATAAATCTATAACGGAGAAATAAAATGGCACTTTGGGGACATACAAGTGGTTCAGAATCAAAACCTAACTGGTTAACTGACGCCGAAAAAACAAACACTCAAGCTAAACCATATGGTTGGGAATTAAAAAAAGTAGTGGGTTCAAGAACATTGACTGAAACATTAGTCGCATGGTCTAGTTCTGCACTTACAACTGCTCTTGGAGCAGCTAATATCACTGATATTGATTGGATTTCCACTGCACATGATGTGTCTAATGGTTCTACACTATCTGCAAAAGTTATCTTTAACGAAGCAGTAGACGTTACTGGAACACCTCAACTATCAGTTACCAACGGTAACCAAGGTACTGGAAGTGGAAGAGGCCCACATGTATTATCATATGCAAGTGGAACAGGTACTAACGAACTAACGTTCAATCTAGTAGTTGGAGCTGCATCAGCTTCAATCGCTGCAGATGACCAGTTAGTCTTTGGTGCAAACCCAGTATCACTAAACAGTGGAACTATTAAAGACAAAGGTACCTCAACTGTATCAACAATTACCTCAGTAGCAGGTATTGGAACTGCAGCTGGGAAAATTACTGCAGTAGCTTAATTAAGTAATGGCGTACGTAGCAGTCACAGGTTCGGGCGGAATTTGGGAGTATGAAAACTCTGCAACTAAATCAGATGCAGATACATACTCCGAATCTAACGGAACTGTTACGGCGGGTATTAGAACATTTACATCGATTGGTGGTAACACTGAAAGATACTACATTAAATGTAGAAAGGTCGGTGAAACAATAGTTCGTGGTGAATTAAATAAAAACTACTACGACGCAAAATAGGAATAAAAAATTATGAAAAAATTCAGACAATTCATTGCAGAGACCCATGGGTCAAAGCAAGTCGGTGGACTTTCTTCAAATCAGATACCACATGACATTGATGATGCAGACGTTAAAGCTAGCATCAATGCAGTCTTAGGACACACAGCAAGTTCAGAATACATGAACCCACAAGCTGCAGTCGAACAGATGAAGGCAAAACTCGAGCAACTTGGACTTGCAATGATGCAACATGACAATGTTGAGTTCAATGAAAGTGGAGAGTTTGACCTTTCTTTCTCAAGATATGGTGAAACATTCGGAAAAACAGTTGATACACCACACGACGAGTTCGAAAAAGAAGAAAAAATAGTTTCACTTAACGTGAAATACGAACGGTTAATGAACAACAGTTACAAAGTATACGGTTCATTGGTCTAAAACCTTCCTTAGAGGTCTACTAAATACCATGGTAGACCACTATTTTAAATTATATTATGAGTCTTTTTGACAAACTAACAGCAAAAAACTTTTCTGCATTCGCTCTGAAGCATTACGATGACCCTCAATGTGAGGACATGGAAGACTTCCAAGAAGATTTACGCAGATTCAGATACCTTAAACGATTACTATTCAGATACCATGAAAGTGGTGAACTAAGGGAACGCCTTTTACTCAATCATCTTATATGCCTATTCAATGTATTTGGATATGAACCATGTATGAGAATGTTAAGATTCAAAATAAAAGAAGATAGATATTGGTCTTCAATCAAAACCTTACTACTATACCTAGATTACATCACACAGGACTTCAAACCCGAATTACCAATTGATGATGTAATTGCACAAAGATTGAGAGAACTATAGGCTCCCATAGCTCAGCTGGTAGAGCAACTGATTTGTAATCAGTAGGTCAACCGTTCGAATCGGTTTGGGAGCTCCACTGCTCAAAAGACCTAAATAGATATATGAGAATAGTAGATACTTTAATAGTCTTTAGAATGCTCAAGATGTTAACAACACCTTGGGAGAAAATGCAGGCATATAAATTTGGGTTCATCGACAACAAAGGGACAAGAATCAAAAAGATAGAAGTCGAAGGTAAGATGGTCGACAACAAACCCGAAACTTCTGCAGAAAAATCTTCCTTGACACCTTTACATCGTGTAGTATTCAATCTAAAGAAAATAATAAACAAGGTACCGTTTGGTAAATCACAATTTGCATCTTACGCTGTTGCACTTCTCATGCTCAAAGAGCAGAATGAGATGGATGAAGACCAAATGGAAGAATTATGTGAGAAGTTCTATAGACATCTAAAAGAACTAGGTAAGGTAGATGCAGAGGTTCTAGAAGAATCTATGTCAGTCGGTAAATTACAGGCTGGTGGAGTGTATCACTTACGTAGAAGACTAGAACAGTTAGATATAGAACACCCACACAAATCAGAAATCACAATCATGGAACATCATTCCAAAGTATATGGAATTGACGTTTACATTGGTTATATCAACGAAGATAGAGTCTTGGTAACAGAAGATGACGTATACTAAACATCTCTCAGTTTTCCTAAAGGAAGACATAGACCATATGGTCTTTAATTCTCAAGAAGAATTGAAGAAACCAAAGTACGAAAACCTAGAGATATGGAATGAAGGTTGGGAGACTATAATGTTAGGACAATTTCCTAAAGGTAATGCAGTTGTTAAAGAGTTGCAAGAAATACAGAAATACGTTGCAGCTACAACAGACGAACAAAAAGAAGAATACCTTAACTGTGACGAAGATACAACTTACTATATCAAAGAGTATATGAATAAAGAGGGGTTGGATTATGATGTGGATACTGTAGAGTATCTTGAAGACCAGTGTAAACCTATAATCAAACATCATAAGAATCACTTCAATCGTGCAAGACCATATCAAGTTGCAGAAGAATTAGATATGGATTTTGAAAGATACAAAACTGATACTGCAAAGACACCTTCATATCCAAGTGGACATACAGTCCAACCATTTATAGTTGCAGAATATTACAGTAAACTATACCCACAACACCGTGCTGGATTAATGAATGGTGCAAAGATTAGTGGGTTTGGTAGAGTTGTAGCGGGATTACACTACCCTTCAGATTATGAAGCAGGAGTAAAACTTGCATCCGAACTCATGGAATTCATGAACTTCGGAAAATTAAAAGAAGATGCACCTATGAATGCCACTGGTGCAGCTGTTTCAACCGATGCAAATAGTATTGGTTTCAAGAAGAGGAATAAGAAGTATGAACCAAATGCTCTATACACTCTCTTGCGTAGAAACATCAAGAGATAGATTATGAACAGATTTTTGAATTACCTCGCGGTAATTACGTCCCTAGGAATTGCATCAATCGCTGCATATTTCTCAGTATTAGGTCTTGCAACAATATTTGCTGGTGCCTTTATGGGTGTTGTAATTATGGCTGGTGCTTTAGAATTCGGTAAAGTTGTAACTGCAGCTTATCTGCATCTTGCATGGGAAAAACTAAATTACATGAAATACTATCTTGTATTTTCAGTATTCGTTCTCATGTTAATCACATCATTGGGTATATTTGGATACCTATCAAAAGCACATTCAGAACAAACAGGGGATACTGCACAAGCACAATCTATTGTTGATAGAATCGAGAATCAGATTGCAAGGGAAGAGAACAAGATACAAACCTATCTAGACAGGATAAGTAATCTTGGGGGTGCAAAGATAGATGTATCAGAGTCTATCAAACAACAAGAAACTATTAGAGATGGTGCATGGGACAGGGTTCAAGGGGATATAGACTATGCAAAGGGTCAGATAACATCTCTTAGGGGTCAGACAACGGCCTTAGACACCGCTGTAAGCAATCTTAGAGAGAAAGGGGTTGAGACTATCACCACACAAGAAGGTGGAGTATTCACACAGGACGAATTAGAAGTCATAGACTATGTCCAACAGGCAAATACATTGTTTGACCAACAATCAACTCAGAGAGAACAAATAAGAGATGACATTGCAGAACAACAAGGTAACATAGACAACTACAGGTCACAAGCACAGACTACAATTGATGATGCAAACATTGAGATAAAGAGATTACAACAATCATCTACAGGTGATGCAGATGAAATAATTGTAAAGACCGATGAATTCAACTTGTTGATTGACAAATCCTATGATATAATAGATGGATACAAAGACGAAATGTTTGAGAGTAAACAGATTATACTCTCATTAGAACGTGAAGTAGGCCCTATTAAGTATATTGCAGAAGTTATATACGGTCAAGAGGATTCTGTCAAGTACCTTGACAACGCCGTTCGATGGGTAATTTACATGCTGATATTCGTATTTGACCCGCTGGCAATCTTATTGTTGGTTACATCATTAGGATTGATACAGGGTAAAGGACATACGAAAAAGTTACGAGAAACACAAAGAATTGTGCTTCAAGTACCAAAAAAGAGAGTGAAGAAGTTACAAAAAGACTAAATACAATTATAAATATTTCTAGGAGAAATCATGCCAGACAATGACAATAAGCACTTAGACCCTCGTCTAAAAATCGAACATTTATTATACGACATTCGTGGAATGTTGTTAGATATCGAACACACACTTGGTAATATACCACACGAAGAAGAAAACGTCGAGGACTATTCTGTAGTATTCGTAGAATCTACAGAAGGTGATTATATCCATCCCGAGACACCAACTCACCCATGCCCAGAAGGGTTTGGTGAAGATGCCTATTGGGATTGTATCTACCAGTGTTGGATGCAACCAAATGACATGGAAGAAGACGAGTATAACTTGGCTACTAACATAGATACAGATGCATGTTACGACACAGTAGCAGGTGAATGGATGAGAACTGAAGAAGATGATTGGTCAAACGAGTATGCTTCTTACATGGCTCCTATTCATGAGATGGAAGAAGAAATGACTCATGAAGAACCAACAACAGAACCAACAACAGAACATAACGGAGAAGTATAATGGCAATATCAGATTCTATGACTCTTGCTGAATTCAAAGCAGAACTAATTGCAACAGAACCAACAATGACTGGAGCTCCTGCAGAAGGAACAGACGGTAGAGCATTAGCTCAGACATCTTACGATACGTCTAAAGCTGCTTGGGACACTGAACTTGCACGAGTTCAAACTCTAATCGACGGTTAATTTAGTTTAAAAAACACCTTGTATTTTAGCATGTATTCATGTATAATGAATGTATGCTATGGTTAGAAAGAAAATATCTTTCTATGTGTGTGAGTTCTCTAGAACTTGCAAAATGGAAAGGTGATACAACACTGAATCACAGGTGTATATATTGTGGAGATTCTCAAAAGAATCAACATAAAGCACGTGGGTATCATTTCGTTGTAGAACAAAGTTTTATATACAAATGTCACAATTGTGGTAAATCCACATCCAGTGTAAATTTTATCAAAGACCATTTCCCTGTACTACATAAAGAGTACATTAAAGAATGGTTAACAGAGAGTGGTAAAAAACCTAAGAAACATGCATCGAATCATAAGATGCCGAGTGCAAATGTTTTCAAGTTCACTCCAAAAACAGAATTACTAAATATGATTAAAGTTGATTTATCAGCGATTATGTTCCCTGCCAAGGAGAAAAGAGTTGCACGAGAATACTTACAAGCACGTAAGATTCCCGAAGATAAAATCAATGATTTATGGTTCGTTGAATCAGCTCAGACTCTAAGTCTCTTATCACCTAAGTATAAGGACAGAGTTCTTGGTAACGACCCAAGAATCATTTTACCATTCTTTAGAGAGGATGGGGAACTCGTAGGAGTATCGGGTAGAGCAATTAATAACTCACCCCTTAGATACCTTACAATGAGGTTCCTAGATGATGACCCACTCATCTATAACATACAAAAAGTGGACAAAACAAAAACTATCTATGTCACCGAAGGCCCATTAGATAGTTTATTCCTTCCCAACAGTATCGCAGTCGGGGGAAGTGACTTTAAGAAAATAGACGATGGTATCAAAGACAATGCAATTATCATTTATGATAATGAACCTCGTAATGAAGAGATACTCAAGAAACTAGAAGAAGTGATTGAGTTAGGTTATAAAGTTTGCATATGGGACGACAAACGTATTGCAGACTGTAAAGATATAAACGATATGATAGTAAGTGGATTGAGACAAAGTGAGATAGTAGATATCATTAATACTTGTACATTTGAAGGTCTTTCGGCAAAATTAAAATTAATGGAGTACAAGAGAATATGAATTCAGAGTTCAAAGTAATTAAATCAGATGGGACAAAGAGACCTATTGATTTAGATAAGATACACAGAATGGTAGAGAAAGCTTGTGACGGTATCACAGGTGTTTCAGAGTCATCCGTCGAGATGAACAGTGGTTTACAATTTTATGATGGAATCACTACACGTGATATCCAAAAGATACTTGTAAAAAGTGCAAGTGATTTAATCTCATTAGAGAATCCTAACTATCAGTTTGTCGCTGCAAGATTACTACTATTTGGTGTACAGAAACAAGTGTTCAACACTAGATGGAAAGACAGTGAAATCTATCCACCACTAGGAGACATAGTTCTAAGAAACATAGACCACGGTGTGTATGATAAAGACATTCTTAATTATTATGAGAAGGAAGAGATAGACCAGTGTAATTCATTTATCAGACACAACAGAGATTTAACTTTTACATATGCTGGTCTACAACAGATAGTAGACAAGTATTTGGTACAAGACAGGTCATCCAATACATTATTTGAGACACCACAGTTCATGTACATGATGATTGCGATGACATTATTTAAAGACTACGGAGAAAGTAGGTTACAATATGTCAGAGGATATTACGATGCAATATCACAATTTAAAATTAACATCCCCACACCAATTATGGCGGGGGTCAGAACACCACTTCGACAATTTGCAAGTTGTGTTCTCGTCGACAGTGACGACACCCTCGACTCAATCTTCTCCAGTGACATGGCAATCGGTAAGTACGTTGCTCAGAGAGCTGGAATTGGAATCAACGCAGGAAGAATTAGGGGAATTGGTAGTAAAATTAGAGGGGGTGAAGTCCAACATACTGGAGTCATACCATTTCTTAAAAAGTTTGAAGCAACCGTCCGAAGTTGTACACAGAATGGCGTCAGAGGCGGAAGTGCAACAGTACATTTCCCAATCTGGCACGCTGAAATCGAGGATATCCTTGTCCTTAAAAACAATAAGGGAACAGAAGATAATAGAGTCAGAAAGTTAGATTACTCTATTCAGTTATCAGAACTATTTTATAAGAGATTTCTGAAGAACGAGGACATATCATTGTTCTCACCGCATGATGTTAAGGGACTGTATGATGCATTTGGAACACCCGAGTTCGATGCATTATATGAGAAGTATGAACGTGCAACTAGTATTCCAAAGAAGAAGATTGGTGCAAGACATCTATTTACAAGTTTATTAAAAGAAAGAGCAGAGACTGGCCGTATTTACATTATGAATATCGACCATTGCAATACGCATAGTAGTTTTATCGACAAGGTTAACATGAGTAATCTATGTCAAGAGATAACACTACCCACCGACCCTATCAGTCATATTGATGGGGAAGGTGAGATTGCGTTATGTATTCTTTCTGCAATTAACGTAGGTATTATCAAGAACTTAGATGAACTTGGACACCTATGTGACCTTGCAGTTAGAGGGTTGGAAGAACTAATAGACTATCAGAAGTATCCAGTGATTGCAGCTGAGAAATCAACAAGAGCAAGACGTTCATTAGGAATAGGATACATTGGTCTCGCACATTTCCTTGCGAAGAACAAGGTTAAGTATGATGACCCCGAAGCACATAAACTAGTGCATGAACTAACAGAAAGATTCCAGTTCGAACTACTAAAATCATCTAATCAGATTGCATCCGAGAAAGGTGCATGTGATTACTTTGATAGAACTAAGTACTCTCAAGGATTACTACCTATTGATACATACAAAAAGGATGTTGACACTATAACCCCACACGTGTTAAAATGTGACTGGGATAAACTAAGAACATGTATAAATGTGCATGGTTTAAGACACTCAACTCTTACTGCACAGATGCCTTCAGAGTCCTCTAGCGTCGTCTCTAATGCAACGAATGGTGTAGAACCACCAAGAGACTACCTCAGTGTCAAGAAAAGTAAAAAAGGAACCCTAAAACAGGTAGTTCCACAATACAGTACACTTAAAAACAATTATACATTACTATGGGATATGCCTAGTAATGATGGATATATTAAAGTACTTGCAGTGATGCAAAAGTTCTTTGACCAAGCGATTAGTGGTAACTGGTCTTATAACCCCGAGAATTATGACAAGGGTGAAGTACCAGTATCAGTCATGGCTCAGGACATGTTGAACACATACAAGTATGGATGGAAGACATCATATTACCAAAACACAATGGATGGTAAGGTAGAGGATGTAATTACAGACCCTAATTCAGCGTCTAACGATTACATACCACCAATGATGCACACTGAAGATGAGGAAGATTGCGATGCCTGTGCCATATGAAGATAAGACTGTAATATATACGTATCCCGACGAGGAGAGGATGAAAAAAGATGGAGAGACTCCTCAAAGACTAAGTGGTAGAACTAATCAGTTGACTTGGGACTTGATGAAAGATAGGTTTGTTGTCTTACGTAATTTCATTCCTAAAGATATTATTAACATGTCATTAGATACATGGAAGACTATTGAACACAATGAATCATGGGATGAAGCAATATTCAACAGAGAACATGAAATCACTCAAAACTCACCTAAAGATTCTTTAGGAAAATCTAAAGCTAATTACTGCACTCCGATGGCAGTTTCCCTACATAGATGGCTAAAGGAAAAATTAGACAACGTAATTGATATGGGATTAAGAGAAACATACTCTTATACTCGGAAATACGACAGAGGTGCATACCTAAGAGCTCACACTGATAGACCATCATGTGAAATAAGTGCAACCATATGTCTAGATTACAGGACAGATGACAATGCACCTTGGAAAATATGGGTACAGAACGATGGTAACTATGTCGACATGGGTAATATGGATGAAGTGTATGATATGTCTCAAGGATTACAACACAGAAATAGAAAAGGTATTCCAATAAGTTTAGAGCCTGGTGATGTTTTATTATATCAAGGGCCCAATGTAATACACTGGAGAGATTATTTAGTAGGTGATTACTCATACCACATCTTCTTACATTTCTTCAATGAAGACAGTAAGTTATTGAATATAGACAAAATGCATACAGACATAGAAGACCATTTTGCATTATCGTTTGATGGAAGACCACATAGATATGCAGATGAAAATAGTGAAGAAGTAGTTGGTAAAACCAAAGAAAAGTTTAGAGAGTTTGCAAACGTATACCACAATGTAGTAGATAAGAAAGCTAACTTTGCAAATAATTATGATGATTTTGAATTAGACACAAGAAAAAAGAGGGCCGTGAAGGAATGACAGTATTTAACAAAAAAAATGTAGATTTTACAAAAGAGTCTATGTTCTTCGGTGAAGAACTAAACACGCAAAGATTTGATGTATTCAAGTACCCTATATTTGACAAACTAACACAGACACAATTATCATTCTTTTGGAGACCCGAAGAGGTATCCTTACAGAAAGATAGGGGTGATTACCAAACACTTTCTGACGCACAGAAACACATCTTTACCTCTAACTTGAGGTATCAAACTTTACTCGACTCAGTTCAAGGTAGAGCTCCATCCATAGCATTTTTACCGTTTGTGAGCATACCCGAACTTGAGTCTTGTATTATTACATGGGATTTCATGGAGACTATTCATTCACGAAGTTACACTCACATTATAAAGAACGTTTATAGTGACCCTAGTGAGATATTTGACACAATCCTAGACGAACCAGCAATTGTAGCTAGAGCAGAACAAGTAACAGAAAAATATGACAAGTTTATACAACTAGGAAGACGTAGATTACTAGGTCTTAAAGTAGATGATTACGAGCTTAAGAAAGCATTGTACCTTGCACTGATATCAGTTAACATCTTAGAAGGAGTACGATTCTTTGTATCCTTTGCCTGTTCATTTGCATTCGGTGAGTTAAAACAGATGGAAGGAAGTGCAAAAATCATATCTCTTATTGCAAGAGACGAAGCACAACATCTTGCAATCACTCAACACATCATCAAAGCATATCAGAAACAAGAAGGTGATAAGATGATGACTAAAATCATGGCTGAATGTGAAGAGGAAGTATATGACATGTACCGTGATGCAGTTCAACAAGAGAAAGATTGGGCAGATTTCCTATTTAAGGATGGTTCAATGATTGGACTATCAACACCATTACTTGGTCAGTACGTAGAGTACACAGCAAACAAAAGATTACGTGCATTGGGTCTAAACCCACTGTATGACATATCATCAACAAACAATCCACTACCTTGGACTAAACATTGGTTCAACAGTAGAGGTCTACAGAATGCACCACAAGAGACGGAAATAGAATCCTATCTGATTGGGGGTATAAAACAAGACGTAGACGACGACACGTTTTCTGGCTTTGAATTGTAATGCACGATTGTGTTGTCATGTTCAGTGGTGGAGTTGAATCCACTGCATTATTAAACTGGTGTGTAGAGAGAGGTAAGAAACCTATTGCACTCCATTCAATATGGGATAACCCCATCACAACAGCAAATCAACTACATAGTAACATTACAGAGATATGTGATAAATTAGATGTAGATTTGATTACTCACAAGCATCCTAAATATGACCATGATGAACGGTCAGATGAATATTTTCATTCTGCTAGACATTGGTCAGTTGCATGTTTAAGTGCATTGACTCAGTTCCCACACATCGAAGAATATTACTGGGGTGTGAATAGTGGAATGATGAACTATGCAGATGATAATAAAATACCATCTGATTGGCCATGGGTACCACGTGCATGGGAATTTCAAATGGTATTTGAGTTCTATGCAAGGTTGATGAATAAGAATCACAACTACAGATTGTACCCACCTCTTGGTGGAATGACTAAGTTTGAACAATGGTCATCAATACCAGCCGAGGTAAAACCACTAGTCAATGCTTGTTCATTGGGTTACCCAAACCAATGTAACGAGTGTGATAAGTGTATAGAATTTAATAGATTAACAGCAATTGGGGGATTTTAAAATGATAGAGATATTTGGAAAAACACAATGTCCTTACTGTGATAAAGCAAAAGCTTTATGTGAGAAAGAAGGATTAGAATTTACATACAAACAGCTGGACACAGACTTCACAAGAGAACAACTCTTTGAAGAGTTTCCAACTGCACGGACATTCCCTCAAATCAGAATTGATGGTGATGCAATAGGTGGATACGACCAACTTGCAGAATACGTAAAACATGGAGACGTTTGGAAAGACTAATGAAACAAGTTCATGTATATCTTAATATGAAACATAGCCAGACAGCCATGGATATGAGACTTGAACATATTGCAAAAACGCTTGATAAAGATTTAGTCGAGATTAGAATTTACACGTGTGGAGAAGATTTCTTTAAAAAGGATGTTGATAGACCACTACCATTCGGAATGATTGACGGTAAAGCCAAGTCAGACGAAAACTTTTTCAAGGAAATAGTAGGAGATAAAGTTGAAGATTAGATTACACTGCACGGATTGTAAATCAGAGTGCATAGTAGAACATGAAATGGATTCACACCACTATGGAATCGATTATTGTCCATTTTGTGGTACAGAAATGGATGAAGATTTAATAGAAGAGGTAGAAGAATACGACGATTAGGGCCTTGACTATGAGGTGGTTTTTTTGATATAATAATGACTCGATTGAAAAGAAAGGAACAATATCCCTTGATTGACATACAAATCAATGGTCAAATTGCACAAAAACGTCGAATTCGTACCTTTGTAAAGTCTTGTATTGCATATCTTTCCCCTAAATTACGTAGGGATATAACCATAGAACTAAATGTTATAACTAGATGTGAGAATAATCACTATGCTTTATGTTGGGGTGACCGTGATGAGGTCATTATAGAGATTGCACGTGGTAGTAATGGACTAGAATTCACTCTAGAAGACCAAATGTTGAATCTTGCACATGAATTAGTTCATGCAAAACAATTCTTAACTGGACAACTCAGTCCAGTTCGTCAAAAATGGAAGAAAAAGGACTACTCTAAGGCACCATATAGCCGTCAACCTTGGGAGCGAGAAGCCTACGCAAAGGAAGAAAAACTGTACAAAATATTTTGGGAATAGCCTTGACAATGCCCCTCAGCTAATGAGATAATACTACTTCACTGAGAGAAGAAAGGAACAAAGAAATGTCTAAACAACTACCCGAGAACTGGACAGACAAAGAGTTTTTAGAAGACGCTACATGGTTGACCCCACATGAACGTATCGAACAGGAAGAGTACGATGCACTTGCTATTGACAAGTGTATACCCATCATCATAAGAGAGATAACAGCATGAAGTACTATTATCGTATACACTGCATACACACTAATCGTCCACTATGTTCTAAGATATTCAAGACTAGCATGGAAGCTCATGAGTATGCAGAGAAAGTACACATTCAGATTGCATTAAACCGTTCTATGATGGAAACAGATGAAGCTGTGGTCGTGCGATATTGATAAAATGCCTTGACAGCATGGCCTAATTAGTGGTATACTATACGTATGGAAAATAAGAGAGTAAAGATAAAAAGAATCTTCATTGATATGGATGGAGTACTTGCAGATTTCAACACTGGAGTTGAAAAACTAACAGGGAGAGAGTTCCCTAACACCGACCAAGGTCATAATGACTATGACTTAAGGAAGGAAGAATTAACGAACAAGAGATTGTTCAGAATGTTACCACCTATGCCTGATATGCATGAATTGGTTGGTTACGTTAGACACACTAAACTACCGTGGGAAATACTCACTGCAGCTGGTGTGATAAACAGAGAGTTGGTTGTGTATGATAAGAACGAGTGGATTAAAGAACATGTTAGTCCTACTGTTGTTGTTACTTGTACTATGACTGGTAGTCAGAAAGGTATGTTTGCAATCAAAGGAAGTGTCCTTATTGATGACAGACAAAAGAACCTTGATGCATGGGTAGAACATGGTGGAATAGGAATATTACACACTAATGCAGCTGATACAATTGCACAACTTAAAGTATTGAGAAATGGTGACTAAGGGGTTGTAGCTCAATCGGATAGAGCAACTGCCTTCTAAGCAGTAGGTTATAGGTTCGATTCCTATCAGTCCCGCCACCATTTCTAAACACACTAAATAAGAGTAAGGAATAATCCTTACTTTTTGGTATATATTATGGAAAATAAATTTGCAGAAAATAGACATATAGAAGACCTTGGAGAACATGTTCTCCTTTATCGTGGTTGGACAGACGACGAGTTTATAGACTATGTTCTCAACATATATAAAAAGTGTGAAGATAGAGGTTTGACACTTCCAAGAGCTTCATACGACACAAAGACAATCACTAGAAAATCAGACAACGCAGTCAGCATCACTCAAGTACCCGAATCATATTTCGGTGGTCAGATGAGTAGACTACTATCAATCTTCGAAGACCAAGATGGTGTCATTGATGAGTGGTTTGAGAAGTATCCAGTCCAAGACAACTACAGAGGTCTTATGGTCAGTGGTGCAAAAATTCAAAAGACATTACCACAACAAGGATATCATATCTGGCATTGTGAACACTGTAATTGTCCATCTAGTTCTAAATCCCTACTTGCATGGGCAATCTTCCTTAATGACGTTGAGGAAGGTGGAGAGTTAGAATTCCTATACCAATCATTACGTATCAAACCCAAAAGAGGTGACATAGTATTGTGGCCTGCTGGTTTCACTCATATGCATAGAGGTAATCCACCTCTCAAAGGAGAGAAATATATAGTAACAGGATGGATAGACTATGCTTAACAAACTATGGAATAAGATAAAAGAATTACTGAAGAGATTTTTTTGGTTCATTTGGACATGGATTAAACATCTCTTCAAAGCAGAATACAAGATTACCGTTTACAGACAATCTGAAGGTGGTAATATGTACAAATCGGAATATATGTCAAGAAACATCATGATAAATAAACCGAAACATTTAAAATTCAAAGACTATGAGACAAGGAACACTGTAGAAATACGTTCAGTACTAGGACTTGAAGTAAAAATAGAGGAGATAGACTAATATGCAAAATTTATTAATAGGTCTTCTAGTTGCACTCGGAATTTTCAGTTACATAACGTACAATCAAAACGTTGTATTGACTGCAAATAACATTAAGTTAGAAGCTGCAGTAGAAGAACAACAACGTGCCATGGATGCATTACGTGAGAACTTTGAAAAACAAGGGAAAGCACTGCAGAACATGGGTCGTAAAAATGCATCGATTGAAGCAGAAAAGGCGGAGTATCTACAAATATTCCAAAGACATAATTTAAGCGCTCTTGCAGTTGCAAAACCTGCCATAATGACAGGAAAGGTCAATCGTGCA